GTTTGCCACACTTCTCACACTGGTTAATATCTCTTAGGTAATCCTTACCTGAGAAGGATTTCCTTAGACCCCCAATAAAGTTATGAAGGCTTTGCCTAATCATTGGCTGGTCTCCTGTTTAGTACGTCATCTAACTTTTTTAATATGTTTTCAACGTCTGTTTTAACCAGTCTCATGCTGGCAGCAGTGTATGTCATATGCTTGTCAATCCACTGTGTTTTTGATTTGTCTTTATCCCAGTCCATGCATATGATATGTATACATAGTTATTAAAACTTTCTAGTAATATGGGGAGATATATTTATAACGTGTAGATGCGTAAATGTTTTGAGTTACAGGGCTTTACGGAATCTAAGCCTTTCAACGGTGAGTCGTGGTTGGTCTACCTTTAACAATCGGCTCACCTTTTATATAATCACCAATAAAAAAGATTTTCGCCCTTCGGGCTCAAATGCTACTCGTTGTCGGAGGAGGCTTCGTTCTTTAGTTCGTGAATTCTGTCCTCGGCTAGAAACGTCAATTTCCAGAAAGTACGCTTTTGGCTAATGGGTATGTCGTGTATACTATCTACTTTTGCGAATTTATTCTCGAACCACTTTAGTATGTTACTGTAGTCTTCTGGTTCTAATTCTACCATATTTCAATCAAGTTTTCTTTATTAATAAAGTTATATGTTAACATAAGAATATTAATATATGATGCCTTATAACCCTTTGTATGACCAACGATAAAACTAAGGTAAGCGAAGCACCTAAACCAGTCGTGAAGAAATGCAGTTGTACAGGTACAAGAAACACAAAATGCAGTGCTCACGGTGACGAAGTTTATAGATAAAATAAAAAAAGGGTGTTTAACCCAATGTTTTTCTGAACTGTTTTACAGTCTCAGTTAGGCTTTCAACTGTTGTTATAATCAGTTTTGCCTGTAGTGCTGTGATTGTTCCTGACAAATTGTCTGGATCTGCTTTTTTAACAGCATCATCATATGCACCCATCAATTCTGTTGACAGATTGTTGAATGCAGTGAAGTAAGCAGTAGTTTCCTGTGAAGTCATATATCACATCATATAAAGAACTATATAAGCATTACTAGTAACATAAAAGTAACAAAAACGTTACACAGGCTTACCAAAACTTTATAAGATATAATATTAACAAATACTGTAATGGGTATTAGGGATTCTTTTAGAACAGTTGCAAGGAATTTATCATCTTTAAATAAATCCCAAACTAGTACGACCACTAGA